CATGATGGGTCTTAAGCTACAAGGTAAGAACGGCTTATTCACACCGCCAACATATAGCCACATTTATAATCTAAAGACTGTTCAAATGTCGAATGACAAAGGAACATGGTTTGGATGGGATGTGTCTAAAGTGGGACCGGTTACTGATAAAGGTGTTTACGAAATCGCTAAAAACTTTGCTGAGAAAAACAGTAAAGGTTTAGTGAAAGTTAAACCTGAAAATCAAGAAGTAACTAAAAAAACAATCAATTTATAGTTCCTAGGGAGTGGGCGGCGAAGCGAGAGTGGATCCGCCCATTTATAAATTATGATTGAGAATAAAAAATTAAATAGTGGTCCGACCACTTATGAGCACTGGTATGATCTTGGTCATACTATCATTCCGTGTAAACACGGCACACCTGAAATAAAATCATGGTCAAGCCTGGATTTAAAGATAACGAAAGAAGAATGGAAACAAAAATATTCAGATTGCGAAATTGCACTAAGACTAGATGGAGTAATTGATTTAGATATTGATAATAGAATTGCTAAAAGATTTGTAGATAAATATATAGTAACTTGTGAAGCTATATCAGGTAGACCGAGTAATCCTAAAAGTCATTATTGGTGGAAAGGTCAATTAGAAAAAGCAGCTTTTTCTTTACCTAAAGATTTAATAAAATATTATGAACACGCTCCTCATGGAGCAACACTTTGTGAAATAAGAAGCGGACATCAATACTACACCATCGTACCTGGATCTTTTCATAGTAAAGATCCTGAACATGTAAAATGGGAACAGTATAGTGGTATAAAGGAATACTCAGGAGATTTAAATAAGGACTTAAGAAAGATTGCCTTATCCACAGCATTTTGTATTTTGTATGCACCGAAAGGCTCAAGAGATGAATACTGTACTGCTATAGCGGGAGTGTTAGTTAAACAAACTAACTGGAAGGATGACGAAATTAATGATTTTATTTATAATATTGCAGTGGCAGCAAATGATGACGAAGCTGAAAGCAGAAAATCTAAGGGCACAACAGGTAGAGCGGCAAATAGAAATTTTGGAATGCCTAAACTTGCTGAAATACTCGAGTGTGAAGTAAAAACAATTGCACATTTATTTAGTTGGGTTGGGGCAGAAGACAAATCTTTAGCCGATGTCAAAGTAATTGCAGATGAATCTATCGGAGACATCATTGAATATGGTCACGACAGGTACAAGATAGAAGTAACAGGTAAATTAGAAGGAATATCTTTTACTAAAACAATCATTGTTAACGGGCCAACGCTCATGAATCAAAAATTATTTTATGATGCGGTTGTAACACAAGCGCAGGTTTGGATTCCTAAGATGAAAGCTGGTGATTTTGAAACAATCATGAGAGTGAAATTTGAAACGAGAAAAAAAGCAAAAAACTACGAAGAGGATGCTAACGAAGCTCTAGTCTTTGTAAAACACTTTACTAATTACATTAAACGAGAGAAAGCTTTTACCGATAAAAAAGAATTATTTTTTTATGGTTTACCCTGGTTTAATAAACCAGACAATTATTTAGAATTTAAATTAGATAAATTTGAAGATTATTTACAAAGTCAAAAAGTAAATTTAAAAAGAGTCGATTTAGTATTAAGTATTCAAGATATACTAAAGGCGAAAAAGATACGTGGACATTACCAGGAAAAATCTCTCGTATCTTGGAGAGTAGAGAACCCCGACCTTGAAAATGAAGATATAATTTTAGAAGGGGAGTTCACCGAAGGAACGGAGGTGATAGATTTTGAAAAAGATAGAGCCTAGATTTATTGCAGGTCCACCAGGTACAGGTAAAACTCACATTTATATTGTTGAAGAACTTTATCCAGAGTTATTACTTAAATACCATCCAGACAAAATAGTTATTCTTTCTCATACAAAGGTGGCTGCTAATCAAATTAGAGATGCAATTCTAGCATTGCCTATAATGAAAGAAAGAGGGTTTACCCAAGAATCTATGAAGTATAAAATTTGTACTATTCATAGATACTGTAAAAATAGATTATTACATAAAGACAAATTTGAATACGAAGATCATAAGAATTTAATTATACAAAATAGATTATTTGGTAGAGATTCTTCAGGGGATGTTGATAAACACGCTCTATATAAATTTAGATCAGATGCTAGAGGACGTGGTATGACTTATGATGAGTATGGGAGAGTCTGTGATCAAAAATCTTATAAGCCTTATAGTATTGAATTAATTAAAGAGCTTCTTCCAATATATGAAAAGTACAAAAAGGATAACAACAAATGTGATTACACAGATATGATTGAAAATTTTAATCATCCAGATGTTAGGGAACCTGATATTGATGCCGTCATTATAGACGAATGTCAGGACAGTAATGTTCCTCAAAGCAAAGCTATTGAAAAAATGGCCTCCAATGTAAAAGAGGGTCACTATTATTTAGTGGGAGATGCGGACCAAACCTTATTTGAATACGCAGGATCAGATGCAGACAAATATCACAAATTAGCTGCTCATCCTTATCATGAATTAAAAGAGGGATTAAGATGCAGCGAAGCTATAAATAAAAAATGCAAAGAAATTATTTTAGACATTTGGAATCATTTTAGTTCTCATAGAACGTGGACACCAGCTAGGTATACTGAGAGACATAATATGGGCCATATAGGGGAAGTTATTAAAGGCAATGGCTATTATTTATCGAACTTCGAAGGTTCTAGCCATTTAGATATTTTATTAAATAAAATAAAAAATACTAATCAAACATTTTTATTTACATACAGAGGAACGCCAGGAGATATTAGATGTACCAAATTTTTTGACAGGCATGGATTAGAATATGCACATGTTAAAAATTCAGCTCATGTATCTAAAAAAGAACTAAGAGCCCATCATCTATGGCCTGACTTTATAAGAGGTATCCCCGTGAGTCGTACTCAGGTAAAACATTTCTGTGAGTATGCAGGAAGTAAAGTTAAAGTTAGATTAAAAAAAGGAGAAGTATTAAATTTTGATGATTGGGTTAACAAAGATTACACAATTGATGAACTGATACAAAAAAAAGTTTTTAAAGAGGATGCCAAACAGCATAGAGATTTTGATTTAGTTAGGATTCCTTCTAAAACTACAAAAGAAAGATTACTTTATATTAAAAAAGTTTTATCAAAAGGATTTGATTTTGATAAAAAGATTCAAATTAAATATGGAAACATTCATGAAGTTAAAGGCCTAACATTTGATAATGTTATTGTAGATCACACTCTAACACGAAGAGAAAAAGATTGGTTTACTCAATTAAGACTAGCATACACAGCCTACAGTAGAGGAATCTTTGACTATTGGACTTTAGCAAAAAGCCCAGGAAAATATAAAACAACACTAGGAGCTAGATGAAAAACCCATACGATAAACAAATCGGCGGAACACATTATCAGAAATTTAAAATTCAACCAAGTAAATTTGTAATTGAAAATGAGTTGCTTTATCCAGAAGGCTGCGTTATAAAATATATCTTGAGACACAGACTGAAAGGAAAAAGACAAGATTTAGAAAAAGCAATTCACTTTATAGAAATGATTATTGAAAGAGATTATGGAGAAGAAGCACAAAAGAGTCAAGTCTTTGAATCTAAAGTAGAAAAACCAAACTCATGGGGAATAATTAAAAAATAATGTGTGAAGTTCCACAATTAACTGATCTAGATTTAACAGGTATAGATACAGTTGCAATTGACTTAGAAACATATGACCCTAATTTAAAAACAAAAGGGTTAGGAGCAGTTAGAAAAGATGGTTTTGTTTGTGGCATAGCAATTGCGACGAAGAAACAAACTTTATATTTTCCTATTGCACATAACATGACGGATAATTTAAACACTAAAGAAACATGGGATTATTTGAACGAAAAAGTGTTTAAAAACAAGGATTTACGCAAGGTATTTCACAATGCCATGTATGACGTATGTTGGATTAGATCGGCAACTGGAGAAATGCCTCAAGGACCTTTGCTCGACACCATGATCGCAGCTTCTGTAATTGATGAAACAAGAATGAAATATTCTTTGGATTCAATTAGTAAAGACTATCTAAACGAAACAAAATACAAATATGATTTAGCAGCTAAAGTTTTAGAATGGTCTAACGGAACAATAAAAGACCCTATGACTAATATGCACAAACTTCCATATCACTTAGTAAAAGATTATGCAGAACAAGATGTAAATTTAACTTTAAAACTTTGGGAATTATTTGACACAAAATATTTGGACGAAGTACTGTACACTAAAAATAAGGAAGATGGAAGCAAAGAATCGAAAACATGTAGAAAAATATTTCAATTAGAAACTAAATTATTCCCTTGTCTTGTTGACATGAAATTTAAAGGAGTTAAAATAGATGTCGAAAAAGCGAAGACTCTTGGAAAATGGCTAGATAAACGTAAAAATAATTTACTTAAAATTATTAAAAAACATACCAACATTGATGTACAGATATGGGCAGCCTCTTCTATTAAAAATTTATTAGATCACCAAAAAATAACTGATTACCAAAAAACAAAAGATAGAACTAAAAAACTTAAAGATAAAAAAGGTAGCCTCATTATTGATAAAGAAACGGGTAAAGTTAAAACAGAAATAATTGAGTCCACAACACCTAAATTACCAAAAGATTATTTAAAGACCCATAAGAATCGTTTCTTGCATATGATTTTAAAAGCAAGAGAATGTGATAAAGCTAAGAATACTTTTATTGAAGGTTTATTAGGATTTGTACATGAAGGTAGAATCCATGCAGATATAAATCAGATCAGATCTGATCAAGGAGGAACGGTTACTGGAAGATTTTCTATGTCTAATCCTAACCTACAACAGATTCCAGCAAAAGGCGGAGTTGGTAAGTGGATGAGGGAATTATTTGTTCCTGATGAGGGGTGTGTTTGGGGATCATTCGACTATTCTCAACAGGAACCACGAATAGTGGTTCATTACGCATTAAAGTTAGGCTTACCTGGGACAGATACATTACAAGATGAATTTAACAAAGACGACGCAGACTTTCACCAGATCGTAGCAGACATGGCTAAAATACCACGGATCACGGCCAAGACCATTAATCTGGGTCTCTTCTATGGTATGGGAAAAATAAAATTACAAAAAGAATTGGGCCTTACAAGAGAACAAGCAAATAAATTATTTGCTACCTATCACGCCACGGTACCTTTTGTAAGACAACTATCCCAAGATTTAATTGAGTTTGCAGAAGAACATAAATTACTATTTACACTGGAGGATAGATTCTGTAGATTTAACAAATGGGAAACACGGAATAGAGAATGGAATAATACAATTAACAGATATGAGCCAGTCCCAATATTAACAAAAAAAGATGCAGAGACAGCATTTAAAGCTGAACTGTTAGAGAAATTTAAAGATCATATTGCTAATAATTATATGAAGAACTTTGACAATTATTATAAATCCGCATTTACCTACAAGGCTCTGAACAGATTGATTCAAGGGGGTGCAGCTGATATGACTAAAAAAGCGATGGTAAATTTATACGAAAAGGGAATTTTACCGCAGATACAGATACACGATGAGTTGTGTCTTTCCATAAAAAATGATAAAGAGGCTTTAATTGTAAAGGAAACAATGGAAAAGGCTATTACTCTTGAAGTTAAAAACAAAGTTAACTATAAAAAAGGGGAAAACTGGGGTACAATAAAATAAAAAAAAATGGAGGGAACTATGGAAAAAGTTACAAAAGAAGCTAAGAGAATATGGGGATTAGCTATGGCCAATAAAAAAGTTACTATTGGTGTTATTATAGCTGCGATCATAATCTACGAACTAGCAACTAAATAAAGTATGACCTATGGCCTACTTAAATGCAAACATTCCTGTGATGTATTCACAGATCAGGAGAGAATATCTCTACGATCTTAAATCTCATTATGGAGAAGTGGAAGACTGCATTGTGTTCGGCCTGGCATCAATTACAGGGCGTCCTATACTATTTCATGTTATTATGGAAAACGGTGCAGTATTTTACCGCCTACCAATTAGCGCGTTTATTCAACGGGGTTTCGAAGTCAAAGACGTACCACGAAGACGACTTGATGAACTTCAGCTCTGGAATTGT